TGGAAATCCATATATAAAATCTTCGGTAATCAATGCTTGTGGTGGAATTAACACCTTTCCAAGATTTTCACTAGCCCCATAGGCATATACTACTCCAGTGTCTACAAATAATTTTCCTCCAAATACAAGATCTCCAAAACATTGTTGTGGATTAACTTTCTTAACTGCTGTTCCGTTGAAGGTTGCATTTCCAGATATAACCACACTTGCCGTACTCGCCACGGGAATCCCGCTAGGTGCAGCTCCGCCAGATGATAAGACCGAACGAAGCCTCAGGCCAAGGCCGAGGTTCATCGTTTAGTATCCCCGCGTGTAAGCGATTGCCCTACCAGTGGCGAGCTGAAAGGCGGTGACGGCCGCAAATAGAACAAAACCAGCCGGGAATGTGATTCCGGTCAACGCCGAGCCAGCAAGAGCGGTCTGACTAACGGACGTAAAGGATGAATCGGAAATAAACTGGATAGCTTGAAAGTTGCCTGTGACGGCCGCAGTAGTGGTTGCAACTCTTCCACCATATTCGCCAACCGCAAGGGATGTGTCTTGATTAACTTGAAGATCGTATGCCATATAGAGTCAGATAATTGTCAAAAAGACAGTCGGCGTTTTAGCAGCTCCCAGAGCGTGCTGAATACTGCCCCAGATACCAGCGCCACAAGCCACAGCTTCGTTTTAATGGTGTGGGCGTCGCGTTCCATGTTGGTTAGGCGGCCGTGGTACTCGCCTAGGCTGGCCTGAGAGCGTTCGAGTAAATCCAGAATTACCGACTGGCGAGTCTCGATCCTTGCGATTGATTCGCGGACTAGGCTCAACCGTTCAGAAAGTTCAGCGACTTGGTCGGTACTCATAGAGTTGCCGTTTCTGCGCCTTCCGCAATACGCACCATCTCCTCGCCCTTCTCGTTGTAAAACATTTCGATATACCCCTCGGCCTCTAGCCAGCGCAGGCTGGCAGTAAATTCACGCCAGCCAGGCGTGTTGCGATCGTCGGGCGCAGTCATTCATTTCACCTGGCCTGCGTCGGTGGCAGCTCCCATGTCCGAATAACGAGGAAGCTGCGTATCGATTTCCGTGTGCCTTGGAGAGCAAGAGGAGAACAATAAGGCGATGAGGAGGAGGGGCATTTTAGTAAATTGCATATTTAGCGTTTAAGTACGCCTCAACTTGCTGTATTTCTGCCGAAATCAAAACTCTATTATAAACAATAATTTCAGATATATAGACATTGGCTGGCTGGCCAGCACTTGAATCGCTACCAATATAGGCTGCCGATCTTGATGTAAACCCTACTCCTTCTGTGCTACTTACAATCTGTTGCCCGTCCCTGCGTAATTCATAACTAACTCCGTCATCAGATAAAGTTGCAATTATTGCCGCAGTTTGAGTTGGGATTGTTTGTCCAGAAGAGGATTCTGCTCCATAATAACTTCCCCATTCAGTGCCACTAATAGCACTATAAAGACTGCCACCAGTTACTTCTAAAATTGCAGCGTATTGCTGTGCTGATGTTGCAAGTGTTTTAATTACAGCATAAATTGTTTTGGCTGTTACAATGTCGTTACCAATAAGATTTGCTCCATCAAATAAAATTGATGGATTAGAGCCTATAATATTATTAGCCTTTATTGCTGAACCCGCATTAGCAGTAAAGTTGTTCCCATTTACACTCTGATCTGCCCACACTAAAACATCTGAACCATCTAAAGTAACCCCAGCATCAGCCTTGAGCCATAGAGATAGGCCTGACAATGGGATTGAAGAGCCGCCTCCGCCTGCACCTGTTATCGATACGGAACGAAGCCTTAAACCAAGGCCAAGATTCACAGATTAGATCCCCCGCGTATACGCAATGGCTTTTCCGGTTGCCAACGCAAAAGCCGTAACGGCTGCAAAAAGAACAAATCCTGCTGGGAATGTTACGCTTGTTAGGGCGTCGCCAGTAAGAGCTGTTTGACTAACTGATGTGAATGACCCGTCAGAAATAAACTGAATTGCCTGAAAGTTACCAGTAACAACGCCAGTAGTAGTTGTGACCTTGCCACCATATTCACCAACACTTAAAGAGGTATCCTGATTAATTTGAAGATCATACGCCATAATGGATTAATTGAGTGTCAAGGGTTAGTAGCCAATGACTGTGATTCGGTAGGTGGCGGTGTTTACAGCGATAGAAGCATTGTCTGCGTTAATGCAAGAAAGGCAGACGGTGTTTGTCTTGTAAACCACGCCTTGAATTACTGCTCCTGCTGAAATTGCTGATGGCAGGCCAATCAAAACAATGTCGTTTATTGCCGCACCCGTAACTACTACGTCACGATAGTGCTGGTCGTTTGCATTGACTGTTCCAAACGTGACCGAAGTAAGGAGGGTTAGCGTCTCTATGCTTTGCGGTAGCACTCCGTAGGTTGCCCCATTTGCAAGCAGCCCGACAGCAATTAGACCAGAAACGGCATTGATGTTTGCTGGTTGAGTGATCGGTGTAGCCCCATAAAAAGCTAATTTAGAGCCAGTTGTTTGGCCAAAAATTGTCCCAGTAACGCCACCAACCCCGATATTATATCCGTCTGTGATTGTAACGGCTGTGCCAGATAAATCCAATACAGTGGCCCCTGTTCCGATCGTGTTATTCTGCCAATCGAGAAATACAGATCCGCTTGAGTTGTACAGCTTGCGGCCAGTCGCGTGAACGTTTGTGGCGCTGTCCTCGACAAAAAGAGCGTCTGCCTCTGCTTTTGTGTAGTAGCTGGATTGAGCACCGGGCACTACTGCCCCTGCCGTGATAAGATCTTTACGAATTGTGACATTCCCCTGGTAAATAGTTTTTGGCGTTCCGCTTTGCGTAATTTCAATTTCAATCTTTGGCGTGATTGTATCTTGGCCAGATAACGCAAATGCGTCCTCAACGCCTGCCGTATTGATTGAAAGAGTGGTTTGTTTTAGTGGCAGAAAGTTTATTCCAGAAGCATCCAACAAAAGCTCAGTCGTGACATTAGTTTGTGCTAGGCGGCCTGTGAATTGAATGGTGTAACCACCCTTGCCGTTATCTTGAACAGATATGTTACTGGTAATCGTGTTAATACCTGACGATATAGCGGCTTGAACTGTAACTGCCGACGCAAATGGAGCTATGCCGGTTGTGGAAGTGCCGCCCCAATTCAGTGAATATAACCCGCCTACAATCTGTTGCCCAAACGAAAGATCGTAGGTTTCATTTTGGCCCGTACCTCCGTCTGATATTTTGGATAAAACAATTTGTCCAGCCGTAGATGCGTTAGTAAAGGTGTCCGCATAAACGATCGGATTACGAACCAGCTTTACGACTTGCTGTGCGTTTACGCCCGTGGCGGGGTTGCGACGAGTATTGACGATGACGGAACTGGTTGGGAATAGCGTAAAAGAATCTGCCCCAAAAGACATCGCCGTGTTTGGCTGAGTGGCGGTGAGAAGATATGAGCCGTAAGTAGAAGAGCCATACAGAGAAACCGTGGAAACATTGTTTGAGATAGCGGTATAGACTGAAATTGCCGTGGCGTTGTAGGCGATAGAGCCAGATGTAGTGCCGTTGCAAGTCAGCTTAAACGCACCGTCAGTAGGCAACTCCTCAATGTTCCCAATACCAACCTTTAAACTCGCCCCGCTAGTATCAATATCAGTCAATGCGCCGGACGCACTCTTCTCTAATAGCCGTAGCCGCAAGGTATAGGAATCATTACGGGTAAGCGTAGGCAACGAGCCGCCAGCCACGCTCCCGCCATCGAGCAAAGCACCCGTGGATGTGTCGATGTATAGGTCTAGCGTAGAGGCCATTTAGGATAAGTGGGTGTCAATTTTAGCCGATGCCCCAGACTTCTGTGCGAGTAGAACCGGGGAAAAATATATCAGTAAATGTTGATCCATTATATAAAAAGCCTCTGGTAAATCCATTTAAAGAGCATGTTCCAGCAATGTTTAAACCTGCGATGGCGTAACAAATAGTGCTGGTTGAGCCCGGGACAAATATATCCGTAAAGGTAGAACCGTCATATAAATAACCTCTTTGGATATTTCCGCTAACATAGCGGCCAACAATGTTTAAGCCGTCTATGCCATAGGGTCGAAGACTAAAAGAGCCATACATATTTACAGGTAAAAATGTTGAGCCATTATATAAATAAGATGAATTACCGACCCACACAATTATGTTTGTCCCGCTGATACTTATCGGATTGGTAACATTATAAGCATCGGGAAAAAGAATATCAGTGAATGTTGCCCCATTAAATAAGAAGCCTGCACTAAAACCGCTTAAGGAGTATGAACCAATAATGTTTGAGCCGTCAATGTCAGAAGCCGTTGTAATAACAGAATTAGGAACATATATGTCAGCAAATGTTGATCCATTATATAGAAATCCCTTGGTAAACTGATTTAAGGTATATGAGCCAACAATTCTTGAGCCGCTAACCCCAAAAGCATTGGTCAAACTAGAACCCGGAATAAATATATCTGTATATTTTAGGCCATCATATACAAAACCTCTACTAACCCCACCCACAAAGTATCGACCAACAATTCTATACGGGAACGCAACCGGCTGTGGCGTGCCACTTCCCCCACTCCCCGTTCCTGCTCCACCCGTTCCGGTACCAGCTCCGCCGCTACCCGTGCCCGCACTACCAGATCCGACTGGATTGCCAGCCCCGCCAGCAAGTGCGGTTAAATACGATATGCCCAATCCGTTGGCCGCCTGCTCCACAAACATATTCGTTCCAGCGACCATCTTATATCTTGAAAGCAAATCCGCCCCATACTCAGTACGGTTGATAATATGATTGATTAAATTAACATCGAGGATCTTGCCGTCACGGATCGGACGGATGGGCGGGACGATTCGCATTACTGCACGGCGTTAATCACAGCCCCCGTATTGAGATAAGAGATTTTTACATTGTTCCCCGCTACTGGCTTTTGTGCGTTGGCCGTTTCAACCAAGTCCTCGATTCGATTGATAATCTCGTTCATGTATTCAACACTAATTCCAATCCCGTCAGCGGTGGCTTGAATAGGGCGAAGCGGTTTAGTTTTCATTAGAATACGAAATTCACAGCAGAGTAAGCCTCGATCTTTTTAACATTGGGAATGCCGTCGCCAGTATAGAAAGCGTCTGTCCCACGGAAGTATTCCGTGAACTGCTCCTCAATCTGATTAAATAATCCACGGCGAGTAAACGAAATTGAGCTTTGGACATATCCCGCATAAATCCATTCAATCGTCACAGGATACGGCACAATCGACCCGACGGTAATATTGCCATATCGGCCAGCTCTGGCATTTGCTTCCGATATAGCGGCACCTTGTGCGGCCTCAATCTCGGATCGTGTTGAGTTTCTGCGATATTCCCGTTGTCTTGGGTTCGGCGGCATTACCGTACCATTGATTGAAGCGGGCATTAAGCGTTTTGTGGGTATAATGATTTGACTGTTGGTAAAGTCTAACGCCAACACCCCACCTTTAAGTAATTCAAAGTAGCTATCGGTTGTTATATACTTAGCCACAATCGAAGCATCTGCCCCAAACACGCCCGCCCCTGCTTGCCCCACCGCCGTCACATAAGCGGCTGGCAATCCGCTGGCGGTAGTCATGCCAACATAATTAACGACCAGTGACGACAGATCTCCGTCTAGCGGTTCCACCCTAGTCGTCTCCACCGCCATTCGTGTGTATTTTGGCGTGTAGGAAGAGTCGACGAAGTTACTGTGGAGCGTATTGCGATCCGGCTCAAGCGTCGCTACATCAGCCGTGCGGATTGTGTAGGTTTCCGAAAGAAGCGTAAGGCCATCGATCTCGGTAGTCATATTCGATTTTCGCAAAACCTTCTGACCGCTGGCTGGTTTCCCTACTAAGGTTGCGCTCACGATGCTGACCTCAAGATTGGCACGCCAAGGCGTTTGTCTAATAGATCCTGCATCTGAAATAATCCGCCCTTAATTGCCCGGACTTCGTTGTAAATGTTGTTAAATACTTCAATCGACATAGAGGAAGGCATGCTGATCGTTTTAGATTCAGTTTTACTGGTTAGGCTGGTAGTCGCATCCTGCGTTATGGCTTCTTCCGCAATCATCTTTGCGGTTGTCTTTTTTGGAGATTCGGTCTGCATGGCGTAACGAGCCCGAGTTTCCGATCGATTGATTCCCTGGAAGATGTCTTTTGCTGCCGAGAAGTTGCCAGTGCCAAACTCAAAAGCAGCCATGCCTAACTGAGTGAGCAGATCCAGTATGCCTTGAATCTCTCTTCCAATCGGAAGCAAAACATTGCTAATCAAAAAGCCAAATCCAATTACTAGATAATTCTGGAATGTTTTTAATGCATCGGAAGCCATGGAGAGTTGGGCGATTGTCTCGTCCGACCAAACGCCCATGGAGTTGCCTTGCTCAAGAATTGCGGCCGATCCTTGGTTCATTACTTTAATCAGATCAGTTTGAGCTTTACCGAGAAGTTCATTAACAATAATGAACTGCCGACCATCGTTGGCCCCACTGGCAAAACTATCAGATATCCTTAAAAAGATATCTTCTGCCCCCATTGTTTTTAAATCATCAATCGTGATTCCGACCTCTTTAAATGTATTAATTAGGCCATCATCCCCGGCGATCGCCTTTTGCTGTGCAAGGGAAAGTTTGTTCAGCCCGGCCGACACTGCCTCAACTCCGCTGCCAAAGACTGACGCGGCGTTTCCAAGTAGTTGCAATTTGCTGGCTGATACGCCGAACTTTTCAGCGATGTCCTGAAGCTGATCGCCTTTCTCAATCGCCATAGAAAACCCAGATATAATCTTATCAAAGGCAAAAGCACCGGCGACCATCGTGCCCGCCGTCTTTGCGAATTGAGCGACAGAGGCTTCCGCCCTTTGCAATCCGCGATCAAACGAGGATGCGTCTAAGGCGAGTTTGGCTGTAGCGACTGCGTCCATTACAAGCCCGCTTTCTTTCGCTCGTAATTAGCTATTTTTGCCAAGCGTTTGATCATGTTTATGACCTGTATGTCAATGGATCTCTGAACGGTGGATTTACTAATTACATTCGATATCCAAGGGACTGTGTTTGTCATTGAAATGTAGGGCTTTGAAAATACGCCTGCTTTTGTCTGCGACCTGTCCTGCACACGGCCGCCGCCAGTATGGCGATAGACCCATTTTGGTATTGGTTTAAAACCGCCAAGAATGCCCGCACATACGGCCCAGCCTGACTTTGCGATACCCACGTTTCCGCGCTTCTCCTTAAAATATTTAGCAAGATCACTGTCCTTTGTGACCACTTGGCGAACGTACTGATTTTTCGGGACTCGCTTGCTTCTGCCATACCTAGCGCTTTGATGTTTTGCGCCACGATCAAAGGTTCCAATTTCTGTGTAAATATATGGCTTATGATTAATTCTGCCTAGTAACTCTCTGGCCGTTCCATGTGTTTGCGCTGCTTTTTTGCCCTTCTTAAATGTTTTGCCTAGAATAATTGCGGCTAAAGCGTTGGCGGCTTGTTTTGCGTTTTGCGTTTTTGTTTTACCTCTTGGCAGTGGAAGATTCCCAATTTCACGCACTGCGGTTGCCCCGGATTTATAAACCCGATCAATGTCTGTAGTTACCGCTTTTTCTCCAAGCATTTTTGCCTTGGAATTAAGCCCAAAAGGCTGCGTTGCATTAGCTAGTCTAACGCAAAGCATGCGAGCCTGAATCCGCATTTCTTTTCCAGCCTCAAGTTTTGCGCTTCCGACAAAGGCGTTCAGTGCCTTTTGAAGTTTAGCAGGATTAACGGTAAGGCTGGCGCTCATAGTCCTAACGCTTTCTCAATGTCACGAAGTTCAGATCCGGAAAGATCCGCTGGGCGTCTCAGCTTTGTGCCGTTCATATACATAAAAACGTGAGCTGCTTGGTTTACGAGAATCAAAGGCACTTCCCACAATATCGTTTCCAGTGACCACCCTGTTTCTTTTGCCAGGATAAACACGCTCGAAGCGGTCGCCCCTGGCGTTACTCGTTTCCCGGCGGTTGCGGTACTCCGCTGGGGATAACGTTCACTCTGGCCTTATTGGCCTCGTTTAGAATGGATGTGACAAGCAGGCTGGCCTCGTCGCGATCCTGATCTGTAATATTTTCAGACCATTCCATCACACGATCACGGAATGCGTCTTTATCCCAAGCCAGCTTAATGGCTGACTTCCTGTTTTTCGCCAGCAGAATGTGCATTAAAATAAATCCGTATACGAAAAAGATTGGACTATCCGCCGCATCTCTAATCTGCAAAACCAGCAAGCGGCTGCCCTCCGTGTAAGGCGCCAGCTTTTCCTTTTTAAAATAGCGATCTGGCGCAACGAACGCATTATCTAATTCTTCCAGTAGGCTCTCTTCGCTCATAGTTTCTTTAGGATTGCTCGCTTAAGTTCTGGGCTGGCTCGTTGGCTAACCAGAAGAGTTTGCCCGCCGCGTTGAATTGAGATGATTGGCTCGGCACGCTTCATTAATCCCAACAGCGTCTCGCGATTTTCCAAAGCTGCTCGCACGTAACGAATGGGCGATTCCTCATCCGATTTCATGTCTGCCCACGTGCGCTCCATTTCGGCTTTCGCCTCTTCCCCGCCCGATATAGTGAACCAGAATGTGAACTGCCTTTGGCCTGTGTCCTCTTTAATGATGCACGTGACAGGATCCATTTGCCGTAGCTTTGCGCCAAAGGCGGAAGCGGCCGCAGCCACTTTGATATTTGTTGTCCCCCAAAAGCTATCAACCATTTAGGATCTCATAAACCCGCCGGAGCGGGTTAGCTCATGTTAGGGAATCGAGTCGCCGATACGTCCACTGTTACAAATCCGTCAGACGCTTTGTTGACGGTCACGCTGTCCACGATGATTTTGCCGCCTGTGCTGGTAGCGTTAGCAAGCGTGGTTAGAACAGCGCCTGCGGTTGTCGCGTAGGAGCCAGTGATAGTGGTGGAGAATGCAAAGGTGTCTGTGGGGTTATAGATTCCAACCCCGACTACCTCGCCGCTTTGATTGCGAACTTCTGCACGCTCTACGTTGCGTGTCTCTGTGAAAGATTGAACTAGGCCGCCTGTTTCAGCGGTGATACCAAAAACAAGTCCAGAAGTTCCGACGGTTGTGGCTGCCATATTGCCTTAAATTTTGTGTCAACTCGCGACTGAGTTTGGGTAGGCAATTACTGCCAGCTTGTAGGTGCGACGCATTGTTCGCTCTTCATCGTCGGCCTCTGGCTCAACTGATTCTAGCTTTGCGTTGTAACAGCGGGCAGATCCGATGGCCGTCGTGGCGTTTAATCGTGTAGCCAGCGGGCTAGAATCATAAAAAGCCTGCATGACTTTAGAACACTTTTGCGTATGGGCATCCACGGTTGTGTCGTCATAAGAATCATCCACCACAATTTCAACTGGCACGCTGAACACGCCAGATCCCTGAACCGGCTCTTCCGTTCCTAGCGTGGCTTTAATCACGATCGAGGGCGGCATGTTCTCTGTCTTATCGTGGGACAAGTGATAGGTCACCCCAGTAACGGTTGCAGTTAGAAGCTCTCGAAAAGCAGCTTCAATTAAACGATCCAGCATGGTGACGGCGGGCATGTTTACAGCTCCACGTCAACGCGACCAAGCCAAGGCGCGATGTTGTCTTGCGCCCACCGTTCTTTCTGCGGCAGAAAGTATGTGGGGCGGCCTTGGCGCAAGGCAGACGCCAGCACGGCCGGAGCTGAGTTGATTGTCATAAACTTGTCTGCGTGCTTAATGGCTTGCGCCATTTCCACAATCGATTGAGCCGTCCAATGCCTTTTGTGAAAGTAGTATTTGCTCTCGCACATAATTATGTAATCGCCCATTAACTCTGATGCCTTTTGCTGAATATCCAGCGTGGGGTAATTCCACGCCTGGCTAATCCCTAACGGCGCCAGGAGATTGTATTGATCTGGCAGGCCGAATGGCGGCACGTCTGGCACGCAATCTAAAAGAATTTTTCTATCAACTTTGATTAAGGCTGGGTGGCTATACATAAAGTCCACATAGCTTTGCCCGCTGTTTCGGTATTCGTTGTAACGGTTTGGCCAAATCTGTAAGTCTAAAATCTCCCCTTCGCCTTCACCTGGCGCGACCCATTTTGCATAGCTTATAAGATCAAGAGCGCCTGCGTATTGTGGCAAGCATTCAATAAATACCTCTTCCCCTTGGTTTGCAAAATGCCAGGCAGCCGGAAAGCAGTTAATTATGTCTCCAAGGCGCTGATGATAGACGATGGTTTTCAATCGTTAAATCCGACGATGGCAAACGACCAGTACAGATCTCGTTGACTACATACCACTCGTTTAAATCCAAGATCGGTTAGCGTTTTGGCCATATCTTCGGGATGAAATAAGTGAGCGTGCTTACGATTGTTTTGCGGTAACCAATATTCCATGTCTGGATGTGGCAAATACATAAACAGAGTTCCTCTCGGCTTGAGGCGTGTTTTCCAATGCTCTAGGGCGTGGACGTATTTTTCGACGTGCTCAAGAGTATGAGACGAAAAAATAAAGTCATACTTACCGTCTGGTAAATTTAGTGCGTTGTGTCCGTCTGGCTGATCAATGTTCACCACAGTAGCGCCGGGCAAGTGCCAATCTTTAGTGCCACCAATATCCAGTCCGTTACCACGGCAAAAGTGTTGGGCGAATGGAAGTACGTGAGCGCAGGCGTTTCCACTCTTAATATAATTTGGGTACAGCTTGCCCCTGTATTCGTAGATCACGGGTTCCGCTCCTTAAATATCTTTTCGCCAAGCTCGTAGTTTTCCTTTGCGTTGTGGCGTTTAAATTCCGCATCCTGCGCTGCGCCCGTGAAGAGCGGATTATTGTGAGTAAAAACAACATCCTTCGCTTCGATGATTACGCCGTCCTTTGCCCCGCGTAGGCTATACTCATTATCGCTGAAAATACCCGAGCATGCGTCGTACTCAGGCGCAAACAGAGTGCCCTGCTGTTTCAGCCTGGCCTTTGTTAAAATTGCTAGGCAAAGCAGATCGTCTTTGCGGTGACCGTCAGACACGGCGAGGATTGACGGCTTACTTAAATCGCCAAGCCGTTGCGTGATGATTGTATCCCAATGCAGCGGAGGATCCCAATCGTCCGAGCCTTGAATGATAATTTCACCACGGGCTACTTCGGCCGCCCTGTTCCATGCGGCAATACACCCGCCCTTACCTTTAACTAACCCCCAATTTTTCAGCATGTCGGCTTTAGGATCGTCATCGTCGACTGAGTAGATCCACTCGACTGACGCTGGATCTGCCGCCTTTTTCATCCACAAGATGCGGGCGTTAATCGCTTCTTGCGGCCGGCCTCGCGTGGCGTGGCAGACGGTGATCTTTACGGGCTTCTGTGCCCGCCACATGTTCTCGATCTTCTCCGCCTCTGTGGTATCGCCCACGGCTTTGCAGGCCGCTAGGTACAGATCGATACACTCGAAGTCATAAACGGTGCGCTGGGCGTTCCAGATCTTTACGCCCGGATCGGGCTGAACCATGGCAGATTTCAGTAAGTGATAAGCCTGTAACCACGCACCCACGCTGGCTTCTTCCCTAGCTAAAAAGTAAATCGCCTCTCTACGCCCAGGGTTCATCTGGTGTGCCTTTTGGTATAGGCCGATCCTGACGTTGCGATCCTGCGTGGCTGTCGCTTGATTGCATGCAGCCTCGTAAGCCAGCGTGGCCTCTTGCCCCGGCCAGACAGCGGCAACGTGTGACCAAGGCTCTGATTCCGTCCTGCGATTTCCTAGGAAAAGTTCCTGCTGATAGTAGTACGCATACTTGCCCGCCTCGCTTAACTGGCCTTGAAGGATGCGGAGATTCCGATCGGCGCTGTTTGGCTTATATCCGCCTGGGTGATGCTCTACCCATACCGCCTGCTCGCCTACAGATTCCAGCCCAGCATTAGGCAACAGCGCCTCATGCACGGCGTAATGCCACTTTCCCGACCATGCGCCATCTATACGCCTTACGAGACGCTCACGTACGGGGCGCAAAGAGGCGTTAATCACGTTATAAACTCCCGCATAGATGCCGAGCTTGGGATTCTGTTCAAACGCTTCCACGCCCCTTTTAAGAGCGTTTTTGAGGTCTTTATGTGGCAAGTCATCGCAATCCACCCAAACCGCATAGTCGCCGGTGCAGGCATCTAGTGCGGTATTGCGGGCGGCGGCAAAGTTATCGACGTGCGGCCAGCTCGCCCCTGCCGGTGCATTTTTATATTCGACTATCTTCGCCCCTGACTTTTCAGCGATCGCCCGCGTGCCGTCGTCAGGCCGAGCGCCTTGGGCAATACACACGACCAACTCATCGCAGAATGGTTTAAAGGCGGTAAGGCAGCGGTCAATAAATTGGGCTTCGTGCCCGGCGATCATGTAGATGGAGATTTTAGGATTTCGAGTGGCCATTCTAAACCTCTCGCAACCCAAGCACGTAACTACCGATAGAAGTATCAATCGACGCCACGCGATAGCTAACCGAGTTAGCCAGCAGAATAGATCCGATGGTTGGCGCCGATGAGATGGAGCTTACGCCGATGGTAAAAGTGGAGTTTAGATCCAGATCAAACCCGCCTAGCTCCACGTTTTCTTTGCGGGTAATTGTCGAAAGGATGCCAGTAACGCCAGCAGAACCAATGGTGGCGGCTGTGCCAGTTTGAGTATATAGAGCGGCCAGACTTTCCTTTAGGCACTCTGTAAATTCAGACATGTGAGGATTTCTTAAAGTGGAAAGGGCGGTGAGCCTTTCAGCTCACCGCCCTCCCCGAGTGAATTAGCTACCGTTGATACGAACCAAGCTCGCGGGCTCTCCGGCTTTCACGCCGTAGATCAGGGCGTAGGTGCGTTGGAGCATGCCCTTGACCACGTCGTAGTTCTCACGAACTTGGACGGATAGGCCAGTGCGGGGTTCCGTCACAACCGAGATGTCCCCAGGGATGGGAACGCCGGTCGGAACTTCAGGAACGCGGGCCGCGATCAACAAGGCTTCCTGCTGGGCGAAGAATCCGCCGAGCGTGATGCTGTTGGAAGGCACTGCGCTATACTGGTTGATGTTGAATCCAGCCACGTTGCCGATCCCAGCCGTGCGAACGAGGTCGCCAGTGATCTGAGGATTCGCAACCACGGTGCTGTCATTCAAGAGTGCGCCGTAGAAGCTGGGGTTAAGAACAGCGTACCGGCCGTTGACCGGGGCGTTGTTGTTGTTAAGGGTGATTCCGGCCGACACTACCGAGCGGTAGGAGAAGGCGCTGGAAGCAACCGTCAATGCGCTGGTGAAGGTGGAGGAGGTCACGAGAGCGAGCAAATCCCCAACCATTTGCAACCCGAGGGCGTGCGCGGCTGCGCCGGCGAAACGCTCGATTAGGTTGATGTTGGAGCTGGTGCGCTCTTGATCGTCCACAGAGTAGGAAACGTGCTTGAACTTGTTAAGAGTGATCTGCACGTCTGTCTGGGTTGTCGCAGTCGCTACGTAGCCGTTCGCCTGCGAGTAGTCCTGGGCGGTCGTCGCAGAGATACGGTGTGTAAAGACTGACGCGTTGTATTTAGCTGCTTCGCTGCTGAAATCCGTTACAGAGTTTCTCAGGAAGCTGTAATCTGCCACGAGGATTTCAAGAGCCCTCTGTGCGATTACATTCGCATTCGTTGTTCCGATTGAGTTAGGCATGGTGGTGTCTCCTAGTGGACTGGATTACAGTCCGAGTTTGCGGAGCAGTTCCGACCGACGGGCCGGATTCTTTTCCGCGTTGAATTGATTGAGGATTTCTGCCCGGCCGAGCGGTTGGCTCGATTCAGCGGGAACCGCCACTGCGCCAGCAGCGTCGGCCTTGGCTTTTTCCAAAGTGGTCACGGCCTTGTCGTCGGCCTTTTCTTCAACCTTTGCGCTCATCTCCTTTTTCGCCATATCTTCGGCAGGAGCTTCAGGCGCTTCGACAACGTCAGAAGCTGCGTCGGCTTTCATCAGCGCGAGGACTTCTGTGAGCATTGCAGCGATGTCGATCAAAGTAGGTTCGGCCATTTTCTCTTCAGGCTTGTCGGCAGGCATTTCAGCCAGTTCGGCTTTAGGTGCTTCGACAACGGCGGGAGTTTCAATGGCAGGAGCTTCGGGTGCGGGAGCTGCCACAACGGCAGCCTCACTCAGCTCTTTTTTGACTTCGACGGGTGCTTCGTTCATTTGAAGTTTTTTCATGTCAACTGCTGTGAATGCAGAAAACATGCCTGCGGGATTTGCGGCTGGGGTGCTAACTACGCTGATGTCGTAGATCTCGCTTACCCTGGCGAAGCGATCGCCCTCTACTTGTTCGGGCACTCCGCTAAAAGTAAGAGATAGGCCAAATCCTTCAGGCAATACGTTTGCTAAGTGCTGTACAAATTGCGCCTCGTTGGTGTTAAACAATGTTAAATCGCCCATTAAGCGATCGCCTTCGATCTTAAATCCATCGATATAACCCAAGATTCCAGAGACTTCCGCACCGTGGCCCATGGTCACTTTGATGCGCTTCATGGTCAGCGCCACAGCCAGCGCTTGTTCGAGGGAGGTTTGATCGATCAGTAGGTTATGGCCCTTGGCCTCGCCTACTGTTAAAATGGATACGTTAGAAAGTTTGTTGGCCATGCTGGCCAACAGGTGTCAAATCAGTTTCGGCTAAAGACGGGACTCGGAAAGATAGGTGCGGATTGGACGGGTTGCCCAGGTTCGGGTGGCGTGTGCATGTCTTGGATCGCCATATTGATTGCCGCCGCTAGGCCTTCGGCTTCTTCAAGTTTTTTCATGTATAGCATCTGATTGTTTAGACCGCCAAACTTCAGCTCAACATATGGTCGTTCGTATTTTTGCAGTGTTTTCCACAAGATTGCGGCAGAACCCAAAAACATAGTCCCGCCAAGAATCGGGCTATTTGTGGAGATGCAAGATATCCCAAACAATAACCCGAACACTGAGAGAATGATCCACATTAAACACGCGAGCTGCCCGGTCTTATCCTTGCCGTAGCTTGTGCCAATAATGGATCTGAGATTATAAGTTTGATTATAGGGTGCGCCTACTGACACAACTTTGCCGACTACGCTAATCGTGCCGTCATCGTAGTAAATAGTATCCGATGAATTACCGTCCACGCCCTAATCGTATGGGCGGAGGGTGTGCGTACAACTATTTTTTACGGGTAGTTCTTGGTTTCTTATCTTTTAACCCGACCGCTTTAGCCACCATATCCAGCTCCTTTGAGGAAAGATTGAAGTCTGGATCGTCCTTCATTGTAAAGGATTCTGATAAAACTTCCTTAATGCTCTTAACGCTTTCTTGAATTTTTGCCGACAGCTCCGCATCTGGCCCAGCGTTCGGATCTTTCTCTGGATTGACTGGCGTGGGTTCGTCGATTGCGGGCGCTTCTTTAACTACTTCCACTGGGGCCGCCACGTCGGTCTGCGGTGCAACTGTTCCAATCGATGCTACAAACTCACGCTCTTTAGCGATCTGCCTGACCTGCTCTTCCCAGTCGAGGCCTAACTCCCCAAAGTAATCCTGCAGGCTGGACAGCCCAGCCTTGTAATCCTCACGTGCCTGCATTGCCTCACGCCCTGCGTCCACAGTGAGCGACTTCGGAGTCTGCCACGTAACCTTTGCGTAATCCCCGACGGCTGGTAGATCGCCGTTAGCGATTGCGCCGCCGATGAAGTAGCGCCATGCACGATTACAAAATCTGTCGATCAATAGGCGCTGACGTTGTTCAAATCTGCGCTGAGCCTTAGCTACAATAAACCGCATCCCTGCCCCGCCGACGCTTGCTGGATCGTAAACAAATTCCACGGGCAAGCCTAGGCCCATGGCCACGTCACGAATAAGGAACTTGGCAAAAGGTTCAAAGCCAGCGTGCGGTCTATTCGGCCCAATCATCTCGATCTTTTCGCCAGGTGAAAGGCGCGGGATAGTTGCCGAGCTGGTGATCTCCTCGCGGGCGATTGTGGGTTCGCCAGTGTCTTGAGCCTGCACGGTTCCAAAGAATCCACCCTGCCCGGCCAGCTCGTCGCCTTGGTCGGTGGTGATAACTGCGGCAATCGATCCCTGCAATTTCAAAGCATCCTTTTCAAACTCGCCGAGCATCTTCAAGTCACGGACGTGGTTCAATGCGCGAGCGAGTGAAGATCCGCCACGGATTTGATCTGGCCGTTCCAGCTCCATTAAATGAATGACGGTATCTGCGCCCAACTTGCGATACAGCTCCCCCGTTTGGACTAAGTATCCAGTAGGCTCGCCGAGCTTGCCGAGAAATACGCCGTCAGAAGTTCCGTAGTCGTCCCCCTCGCAAACGCGGTGGCCTTCGACAATTTGCAACTTTCCCTTTTCCGTCATAATGACGAACACGTCACCGTCCACGTCGATCGATCGCGATAGTGCGAGCAGCATGTCTGTCCAGGTCATACGCCCCGTAACTTCGGGCGATGGCACAACCACATCGCGCCAGTATTCCTCGCACAGCCTGCCAAAGTCTTGGTCTGCCCCGCGATACTGTGGCCGTAGTCCCGGCCCGATCGAATAGGTGGCGATTGAATCCACTGCCCCTTTAATTAAGCCGACGTTGCGGTACATGTGCCGGGCGAGCTTTAGCAGTTCAACCCGTGTCGCTTCGTTAAGATCCAGCCGTGAATCGCGGGCATGTGCCCCATAGATGACGGGCCGCTTGCGGGAAAAGCCTGCGCCTTCGTAGGGTTGGAACGTGCTGATGCCTGCACCGAATCCAGCGCCGAACGCTTTGATCCCTGCGCCCATCCGAGCCACGAGTGAAAGTTTCTGCGCCATAATCAGCTATCCAGAATGTAAGAAAATGAGGCGCTAGTGCGTGTGACTTGTACGCCGTTTAGGTAATCGATTGCGGCCTGGAAAAGCTCAACCCGTTCAGTGGGTTTAAGATCGATCTGAAAGCTGGCCGATTGCCCGCCCGCTGAAGATCCAACCAGTGCACGGCCTGATGCTGCGCCCGTCATTGCCGCGTTGCGGTCAGTGGCAAGGTTAGTCAGGGCGCTTGCGGTAACCCCAGAGGCTTGTGCCAGGTAGTTCGTCGCAACTGCCCGCGTGAGTCTGCGGGAAATAGCCATCACGTCGCCACGGGTGTCAACGATTCCTCGTCTAGTGAAGCGGTTGGCCTAATGACTTTACCGTACACGGCAAAGCCAGCCAGATATGTTTCGCAGTCGTACAAGTGATCCTGCCTGCTTTTGATCCGTATCCATTCGTAATGATCGCGCCCTGTCTTGCGGTTGATCCGATGCACCTTTTTGTGGCTGCTCATGTGCTCGCGATAGTCCGGGCTTACGTCGTGTGCAATTTCCCAGCGTGGCCCCTGCCCTCGTCGCAACCATGCTAGCAGATCTTGACAGGCTGGCGAACTGAGAAGCAGAAGCATGCAGCCCGCGTCAGTGGGTTGCTCGGCCGAGTGCACCGATTTCATCCGACCTCGCGGCGTTTCAATCCAGTAGGCGGGACGCTCTTCGCCCTTTAATGCAGTCCACTTGTAGCGGGCGCAGATTCGGTAAGAGTCTTGAGTCTCGTATCCGCTATCCATTGCCGTGTGCTTTGGCGGCACACCCAATGCGTGCAAGTGTTGTGCCACGTCCTCGATCGTTCGTGCTCGGCCTTCATCAATCAGCCTGCTCGTTCCATCCCTAGCAAACGCCCTCACCACAAACCAATACTCGTCGATCTGTCTATCTATGGCCGCCAGTTTAATATGTTCCGTTTCCCAATCCTGCTTTTTCGCAAATGCGCCGGCGGGAATGTCGATTGTTTTATCGTCGTCAAACTGATCTTCCCACGGCATCGCGCTCCATCCGTTCACGAATCCTTGCAAGCCGTGCAGATAATGCTTTTGAGTCAGGAACTGTTTGGCGCAGTCGGCGAAAGTGACGGTGGGCGAGTACCAGCTAGGCAGTCGCATGCTGCGCCTACCCCGTTCTGCGTTTGGATTTGCTGCCACCCACTTGCCCTGCTCAACGGCTGATCGCCTGTGACCCTCAGTCCACGGCTCGTTGCATTTTGTGCAATAGTATGCGGCCGTTTCACCGACTTTTTGTAGATCCCATTTACCATCAGGATTGCGTGCGTTATCCGCCCAGCGCACTTGTCCGAACTCCATCGCCTGCATTTCACCGCAAGCGTGGCAAGGGACGTGGAAAGTTTCCTGCGTTCCTGCCTGATAGTTTTGCCATATATCGCCAGTGCTTAACGTCGGAGTGCTAGTCAGCACGTGCTTGCGGTTGGGGAAAGCCTTTGTCCGTTCCAGCGCCAGATTGTAAGCGGCCGCTTCTCGTTCGGTCGGTGGGGCAAACTTGTCCAGCTCGTCCAGAACCGCAATGCAGATCGGCCGTGAGCTGATGTTTGCCGGGCTATTCGATCCAACTAGGCTGAGAGTCATGCTGGTAAACTGCATCTCTAAGATTTTCAGGTCATCGCTATCGTATGGGAAAAGAGCTTTCACCGGCTTGCACTTCTCAAAGATCGGAGTCAGTCGCGTTTCGCTGTAGCTCCTAGCCAGATCCGCGTTCGGCATTACGAGCAGTGCTGGCGCTGGATCGTTGGCGATTCTATACGCCAGCCAGATCGCAAGAGTCAGCGTCTTGCCTGTCTGTGATCCCCAGCAAAGGCTAACGGTATGGACGCCAGGATCGGCCAGTGCTTCCAGTACGCCCGCCACGTAAGGCGTATACTTGGTTGAGTAAAGACCTGGGCGAGCGGTTATCCTGCTATCTAGCTGAATGTTTTTTTCTGCCCACTCGATGACGGACGGCGGTGGCTCAAAGTTCCAGCGGTCGCGCTCGCGTTTGAGTAGCTGTTCGGCCGCCTTCACAGCGCTGCCTGCACTTGTCGCATTACTTGCCCCACCTCGTTCTCCACCTCTTTCTGTATCTCAGCGGCTGGCCGGTGGGCGCAGATCGGCGCTAGGCGTTTGGGCATGCCAAGCAGTAGCGGGATTAGGGCGTTAGTACGGCGTGCCAGTATCTTGTCTGCCTCGTCGATCGGCACCATTTTGCCCTCCGCCTCGTTGATGTCCGGCCGGTCGCCCTTCATTTTTCGCAGTGCCTCCACGACGCGGGTGTAATCGCCTATTAGTGACGACCGCTCTGGCCCACTCGCTTCCTTGGCTGCCTCGCCCAAGGTAGCGGCCAGCGATTCCAATCGATCGATCTCGCCGTCTAATCCTATCCCGGCGATCGGCTTCATGGGCTTTGCGGTCGCAACCGCCTGCCCTTTCTCAAGCTGGCGCCGAGCCTGACGCAAACCAACGCCAGTAGCGGCGGCTTGAGCGAGGATTGCGGTGTTTGGTCGGCGTCCCATAACGTCATTCAATGTTTTTGCGTAAAACTCAAGAAATTACCGAATGTCTTTGCCAT